CTCTTCTTTTTTTGTTTTCTTTCTCTTTTTCAAGTTGACTGTTGTTACATCATTTTCAGTATCATAGTCAAGTACTAAAGTAGTACCTTCTTTTGGTTCACTTTCAATAATGAATTCAGTTACTGCATCATCAATACTTCGCTGAATTGCTCTTTTTAAAGGTCGAGCACCAAACTGAGGATCGTAACCAATCTCAACTAAATGTTCTTTTAAAACATCAGATACTTCTAAAGTAAATCCAATTTCTAAACCTCTTCCTAAAGTTTTTCTTAATTCAAGTTCAACAATTTTCATTATCTCCTCTTTACCTAAATCTCTAAAGTAAATGATTTCATCTAATCTATTAATAAATTCAGGTGCGAATTTTTTCTTCAACTCTTTTTCTAAGATACCTTTTATATCATCTTCTCTTTTATCTTCTTTAGTTTTGGTAGAGAACCCAACACCCGCACCAAATTCTTTAACAACTTTAGTACCAACATTTGAAGTCATTAAGATAACACAGTTTTTAAAGCTAACTTTTCTACCATGAGAATCTGTAATATTACCTTCATCTAACATTTGTAAGAAAAGATTAAATATATCTGGATGAGCTTTTTCAATCTCATCTAAAAGAATAACTGAATAAGGTTTTCTTCTTATTTTGTCTAAAACATTCGCATCATCATATCCAACATATCCAGGTGCTGCTCCTTGAATTCTTGTTAAAGAGATTTTGTCCATATACTCAGACATATCTAATCTGATTAAAGAATCTTCTGATTCAAACAAATACTTAGATAATTGTTTTGCAAGTTCCGTTTTACCAACTCCAGAGTTACCAATTAAAATACCACTAAAGATTGGTTTGTTAGGATCTTTCATACCAACTCTACCTCTTTGGATAGATTTGATGATTTTCTTAACTGCATCATCTTGTCCAACAACTTTACCCGCAATGTTTTCATACATTTTAGAAAGTTTTTTGTTTTCACTTTGGTTTACTTTTTGAACTGGAATACCAGTAATCATAGCAACAACTTCAGCTACATTATCTTCACTTACTAGTTGTCTGTTTCTCAAAGTTTCTTCTTCCCATCTTTCTTTAGCTACTTGTAATTGAGTGTTTAATTGTTTTTCAACATCTCTCAATTTAGCGGCTTCTTCGTACTTCTGACGTTTGATTACATCATTTTTCTTTTCTTTGATGTCGATGATCTTTTGTTCTACATCAGTAATTTCTTTGGGAACTACTATATTAGAAATGTGTACTCTTGCACCGGCCTCATCTAAAGCATCAATAGCTTTATCTGGTAAGTGTCTATCAGACATATATCTAACAGTTAGATCAACACAAGCTTTGATAGCTTCGTCAGTGTAAGTTACGTTGTGGTGAGACTCATACTTATCTTTTATGTTTGTTAAGATTTGTATAGTTTCTTCTGGTGTAGCAGGTTCAACAATAACTTTTTGAAAACGTCTTTCTAACGCAGCATCTTTTTCAACGTGTTTTCTATATTCATCAAGTGTTGTTGCACCAATGATTTGTATTTCACCTCTTGCCAAAGCAGGTTTAAACATATTAGAAGCATCCATAGAGCCACTTGATCCACCCGCACCAATCATAGTGTGAATTTCATCAATAAAAAGAATAATAGATTTATCATCTTCAACCTCTGCCATAAGAGCTTTGATTCTCTCCTCAAATTGGCCACGATATTTCGTGCCTGCAACCATAGAAGCTAGATCTAACATTACAACTCTTTTATCAAAAAGAATTCTACTAACTTTACGTTGTGCGATTCTAAGTGCTAGTCCTTCTGCGATAGAAGATTTACCAACTCCTGCTTCACCAAGTAACATAGGATTATTTTTCTTTCTTCTTGAAAGTATTTGAGAAACTCTTTCGATTTCTTTATCTCTACCTACAATAGGATCAAGTTTACCTTCTTCTGCATATTTAGTTAAATCACGACTATAAGTATCTAATACCGGAGTTTTAGATTTAGTGTCAGATTTTTTACCATTACCACCTCCGAATTTGTTGTAGTCATCGTCGTCATCATCTTCTAAGGAAGCTTTAATGTCAAGTGTTTTCGTAAGTAATTGTTTGTTTATCTCCATAATTTATTTAATAAGATTTATAATAAGTTTTATATTCGGTAATTGTTTAAAGTTTTTACTTTTCCTTTAAAATTTGTTCGATAATTGAATCTCTTCTTTCAGATACATCAGTATCAATATGTTCACAATAGATGTTTAAATTTAGTTTTGAATTAAAAACTATATCAATGGTTTTTATACGACATCCCTTTGCGATATATTTAGTGTGTTCAATTGTGAAGTTCTTAACCTTCTCATATTTATCTATAAAAAAGTCGTAGTAGTGTTTATTATTCTCGATGTCTAAATCCAGATAAATAGTTGCATGTTTTGAAATAGAAAGTTGTACACTTATATCTTCGACATGAAATACTTCATCGTCAATTTTTACCCACATAAAAAAAGTAATTTTTATGTTATACGAGATTGTAAATGATTAGTTTAGTTACTTTGAATATTAAAATTAAGATCCGGTATTATAATATTAAAGTCTTCACATCTTTTTATAAAATCTTCAACAACTGAGAATGTTGATTGAATATCGTCAAATTTATGTTCTTTGATATCCCACTTAGATTTATCGTGATCTTTTAATTTTCTAAAGATTGTAATTACATTGTATTGTTGTTTATAGAAAGCAAAAGTAATAGAAGAATAGTAGTCGTCTCCATTTACATGTTTTAATGATGTTGCAAAAAGAAGATGTATTTTATTTTGTCCCTTTTCAACGACTTTATAATTGAAGTGATTAAGTACTGGAAATTGGTATCTCATTACATCTAAAAGTCTAATATCCTCTGTGGTCTCGTAATCTTTAAATTTACTTATGACTTTAGGCATTTCACCTTTTAGATAAGGTATCTCGTATTGTGATTTAAAATCATCAGTATCAAAGAACTCTAATATTGTTTTTATCTTTCTCATAATACTATATATAAAAAAACCCAGATTAAAAATCTGGGTTTTTTATTATATGTTATTTTTTAATAAAACTTCTACTTTAAAAAAGTCTTCTGTATCAAGACTTACTAACTCACCATCGATAAACACCTCGTTGATAGTAACATCAACATCAGTAAGTTCTACATCACAAGAGCCTGGTGTCCAATAGTCACCACTTTCTTCTTCAATAGTTCCTTCAACATAAACTTCATAGTTTACTGTAACATCTTTACCATCTACATCAAATGACATAAATTGATTCTTTTGTGTAAAAGAACCTTCGTTCTCATAGATCATATCTGTAAGACTTTCAGTAGTTAAGAAATCACCATCAATAAATTTTAAGTTGTCGAAGTTTGTCATATCTGTTTCTTTATTAGAGTACAAATATACGGTGATTACTCCAGAAATCCAAAAATTATTTCGTTAATTTTTTAATTTCGGAGAAAATACTTTTTCTCGGTTCTCTTTTCATAACATCATTCCTTGAACTGTTTTCAGTGTAATCTACGATGTTTTTTGGTGTTCTATCTTCTACAACTTTAACAGTGGCTTTATTTTCTTTAAATTTTCCTGCAAGTGTTTCATAAATACTCTGCCACTTACCTCTGTTTATACCTGCCTTATCAAGGTAAGCAAAGATACTTTCTTTAGGTATCTCACTAAATTTCTTCCCTGATGCAACGACTGCATCTAATAAAATGTTTATTATATCCATATTTTTGTTTTTTTCTTCTTCTTCTTTTGTTACATACCATCCTTTAGACCCACCAATTCCTGGACCTGTTACATCATCATATCTTCCTATATATCTAGCCATTATATTTTTATTATTTTATCGAAACCTTCATCATCTGTTGGTAAAACAAAAGAATCCATCATTGATTTAATTACAAATGGTGGTATGAATTTATTTTCATTGATTGATCTGAAATCGTTTCTTCTTTTGTATTCTTCTGAATCTAAGATTGGTAATACAACAGATACTTTGTAATAATCATTAGAGAAGTAAGAAAGGTTTTTAACTCTTACTTTTCTTGATAAGTTAGTCATGTCGATGATAACATCTACTTTTTGAGAAGCTGCATCAGTTATTCTTTTAGCCAATAATTTATCAACTGCTTTTTGATCAACAGTTTTAAATGCTAAGTTATAATCTCTTGTACCTGCAACTTCCATAACGAGTTCGTCTCTGGATATAGCAAGAGTATCTGGGTAGTTTTCTCTTACCCAAGTAGATTTACCAGACATTGGTATTCCTGATAATATTATAACGAATGGTGATTTTGTTTTCATAATTACAAATATACGAATAAAATTCGGATTGACAATTTTTATATATAAGAAATAAATAAAGTTTTAATAATAATATGATAAGTAAATATAATGATTTTATACTTGAAAGATTACTAAATGAGTCAGTAATATTTTATGCACCACCATTTAAAAAAGTTCTAAATAAACTATCTAATGAACCTATTTCTAAAATACTATTAGATACAGAAAGAACTGATATAAAACCAGATATAACATTTGTCAATTTAGACAAAGAAGGTTATGTTTCATTTACAACAATGAAGAATACTAAAAAGATTTTAGCGGATAGATTCTCAGATGTTTTTGATGAAGAAGGTTTAGAAGATACATTGAACGATGATCCACTTATTGGTGATGATATATGGAACTTACATAGCGGAGCTGATAGAATTAGAGATGAATCTCCTTTATCAATGCAAGGTATGTTAGGCGATGCAGATCCATATGAAAAAGCTAGAAATCCTATTAAGTTAGGTCGTTTTATAAATAATATATTTCCAGGTAAATTTACTGCAAGAGAAGTAGAAGAGTTTGTAAATAAATTCAAATCTACATTAGAACAAAGTGGTGAAAGATTTATTGAAGTATCAGGTGAAGAGATTGCAGAATGGTATGATTATAATAATTATAAAATTATGAATGGTTCATTAGGAAGTTCTTGTATGGCAAGAGCAGAAAAAAGAACATTTGAAATATATACTGCTAATCCAGAAGTGTGTAGAATGTTAGTTTTATTAGAAGATGATAAACTAATTGGAAGATCACTTATTTGGAAAATAAAGGATGACTCTGATACAGTTTCTAAAGAAGATCACTTAGATATTGAATATTTCTTAGACAGACAATACACTATAAAAGATTCCGATGTAGAAAAGTTTAGAACTTATGCTTCGGAAAGAGGTTGGGCGTATAAAACACATAATAATCATCATAGTCTAGAATCTGTAACATTCAAAGATGAAAACTATAAACTAGAGATGAAAGTTCAACTTAACCATAGTAAAGGACATTCTAATGAGCTAACTTATGATAGATTTCCTTATGTTGATACATTTAGAAGATATGATCCAAAAACTGGAATACTTACTAATGATAATGATAACGAAGATACGAAAAATATTGGATGTTATATTTTAGATAGTACATCAGGTGGTTATACTGAGGTAAATGACACTGTTTATTCTGATTGGCATGATTGTGATATTGAGAGAGATGAAGCAATCTATTCTGAAAGATTAGGAGATTGGATATACATTGAAGATTCTGTTCGAGTTACAAGAGGATCTCGTGCAGGTGTTTATCCTGATGGATATGATGATCTTTCTTGGTCAGAATGGGATGATCAATACTATCATAGTGATAATGCAACCTGGTGTGATGATTATCAAGATTATATTTTTGAAGAAGATGCTGTTGATACAGTAACGAGTGTAGATGATGATGGTACTATTTCAGGTGGTTGGGGTGATCAATATTATCATAAAGATGATAAAGATACTATTATCTTAATGGGTAAAGTTAAAGAGAAGGTATGGTATAACAAATTAAAAACTGAAGATCGAGATTGGAGAGATAAAGAAGCTATTAAATTAGAACTACTTACATTAGATTATAAAAATGAATATGTTCTAAACATTTTCAAAATAGAAACTTATCTACTAAAAACTGATAGTGAAAAAGAATACTTCTATCTGACAGAAGAAGATGCCGAGTTACTTGGATATGAAATTGATAAGGTAAGTGATGATGATGATAATCTTGATAAGTATAGAAGAATAACCGATTGGTTTGATTACTATAAAGATATAGAAACTTATAAAGACAAACCTACTTTATTCAGAGACAAGCCAATTATAACAGTTGAAGAATTGAAAAATAAAATAGATGGAATAATAGACTCAGAAAAAGAGGATGATGAGAAATTAGATCCTCACTACTGGACACAAAGATCAGAATTTATACAAAAATGGTTTGAATAAAATAAAAAAGACTCCAAATTGGAGTCTTTTTTATTTAAAAGCTTTTAAAACTTTAACTTTATGTCCTGCTGTTGTATGAACTCTATGATATCCATCTATAAGTCGGTATTTACCATTAGTAAATGTAACAAGTCCTCTTATACCTTTATAGTTTTTATCACTATAAAATTGTAAATCTTTTTTCTTTACTTTACTATGATGATCGATGGCACCAAAGTTTATTTCTGATTTATCTAGTTCGACTATTTCATATTGACAGTGTTCTAACTCTGGTAATAAACTACCATATTCTAAACCTAATAAATACTCAACTCTACCAGATAAGTCTTCAATGGAAAAAGCTATTTCTAATTCTGCCTCTATTTTATCTGAAATGTTTTTAATAATGAACGCACCCTCAATTTCTTGTCCATAGTATCCACCACAAACTTCAACCTCAAAGTTATCAGAATCCCATACTTTATACTTTCTTAAAATTCTATCAATCGTATAACGGTTTATATCTTCTCCAATACCATATAGTAATTGGTTTAATTTATCTTCTCTTTTACCTAAAATAGTACTACTATCGAATAGTTCATCATAAATTAGATTTACCATTTGAGAGATATTTACATCAGTAACCACAGCGTCATAAATACTACCACAACGACAAATTCCTTCATCATTACAGCCATTATTCTCACAATCATATTCTGTGTGATAATCTATATCGACACAACGATAATGTAAATCTATTTTATCTAAGTTCATTTTTATTTAATTTTTTACTTGGTTTAATGTTTATATAATAGTTACACCAAGCATCATTTTCGTTTAATTTTTGTTTAATATAAACTTCTTCTCTACGTAATGCGTTATAAATCTTTAAACGTGCTGTAGGACTTACTGCATACCAACTGATCGGCATTATCTCGTCACATTCATAAGGATCTAATTTAATTCTATCAATGACGACTTTTTTATCATAGATAGGTCTATCAAGCCATATAAATCCGATATGATCTATGGCTTTTACTTTATCTCTAATTTTAATAATTAGATGTGTATCTAAAAATGTCATACTGGTTTGTTGTTTACGATACCATTGTGATAGTATCTAAAGTTAGTAATATCTTTACCTTCTACTTTATTTATGTAGTTTAACACCGCTCCTATTATATTTCTTTTTCCAGAAGTGTTGTCTGTGTGTGCATACCAATCTGGAAACTTTTTATTATGATCTAAACAGTAGTCAATTAAATAATCAACTGCAGACTTACCTGTGAACTCAACTCCGTCTTTATAACAAGCTAAATCGTGGTCAAAAGAAATCAAATCAACTTCATCAAAATGTTTATCTATTAAGTCGATGAATTCAAAGTAATCTCTAACAATTATCCATTTATCTTTATCAGAATAGTCCACACCAAGACCTTTACTCACATTGTGTGACATTGATGGAATACGGATATCGTCTAAAAATACTATCATACTGTGTAATGTTTTAAAAAGTCTTTCTCTATTTGTTTTAATGAGTTTATTCCGACATCAGTTATTCTATCTAACACGATGTCTATTTCTAAGTTATTATAAATCCAATGTTCTAAATCATCTAAAAAGAAATCATACTTAAATAAATTCTTTTCGTCTAATTTATGTTCTAATTCAATTTCTATATCTATTTTATTATTTAGAATTTCTTGTGATAAATCTAAATACTCGTGTTGAATTAAATTATTAGTAAGTATTTTACTATATTTTACTACTTCTACGGGTGTTGATATAACATAACAACAATAAATATTATTATCTTCATAATCGAAAAATCCTTCTGCATCTAATTCAGAAATTTGTTCTTTCTCATAGTCGGATAGGTTATCATAGTCTTCATTTAGTTCTAATGAGGATTTTGAATATCTTACTTTATATACACGTTTCATCATAATGTATATATTTAATTACAAAGATACGAAAAGTTATTTATTTATCAAAGATAATTTCATCATATCCTAATTCTAATTTTAAAAGGGAAATGATTTCTTCACTTATTGATATAAAGTTGTATTGATTATCCATCAAAGTTTTATTATCTGAGCCACATTGGCAACCTTTGATGAATTTCTCTGTAACAAAGATAAATCTTTCTAATTCTCTATTAGATTCAAATATTTCTTCTTTGTTTTTTATAAGTGTCCATAATTGGACTGCAGATTTTATTGTAATAGTTTTCATGTTTAAGCTTTTTTATTATTGTTATATATAAATTAAAAAATAATTATATTATGGGAATGAATGTAAGTAGTGGTGCAATGTCAGAGTCTTCGGCTCCGAATTACAGATGGGAAAATGAGAGATACTTATTAAGTATTATTAAAAAACAATTAGAAATTACTGATGAAGACTTAGAAAGTCCTTCAATTGTAAAGGCTAAAGTTAGAGAAGCTAATATTGATAAAGTATTAGAAAACTAAAACTAAAATCTCTCTTATTGAGAGATTTTTTGTTTATAACAAAGAAAGCAACATTTTTACCATCTTTAAATAAATCCATGTATATATTAAATACAAAGATACTAAATTAATGTATAAACTTCTCTTTTGTTCTTGGAATTAATGATGCTTCTTCTGCACTATTAAGTAATAACATTTGTTTAAGTACTCTTTCGAGCCCTATACCCATTCCACCGTGTGGTGGCATACCAAATTTGAATGGCATTAAATAACTTTCAAAACTTTCTGGATTTAACCCTTTTTCTTTAATTGCATTTACCAATTGTTCATAGTTGTGTATTCTTTGTCCACCTGATGTTATTTCCATACCTTTATATAGAAGTTCAAATGTCTCAGAACAGCCTTCTTCTTTTGATGGCATTGCATAAAATGGTCTTTCACTTAATGGATATTTTGTAATAAACACAAATTCTGACCCTGTTTTATTAAAAATGTACTCAGATATTAATCTTTCGGCTTCAGTGTTTAAACCTATCTTCTCATAAGTTATACCATACTCTTTTTTAATAATATTAACTGCTTCGGAATATTCAATTCTTGGTATTTTATTAAATTTTAATTCAACTCCTAGATATTGTAATTCATTTATACAAAATTTATTTAAGTGTTCAAATATGTGTTCAAATATATTCTCTTCCATTTGCATAATTTCCTCAACTGATTCTATAAATCCCATCTCAAACTCAAATCCCGTAAATTCGGTTAAATGTTTATTTGTATTTGAACCTTCTGCTCTATATACCTTACCTATTTCATACACTCTTTCATAAACTCCGACCATCATTTGTTTATAGAACTGTGGACTTTGAGTTAAATACATTTTCTCACCAAAATATTCAACCTCAAACATCTCAGCACCACTTTCTAATCCTGCCTTTGACATTTTTGTAGATTGTATTTCAGTAAATCCATTATTTCTTAAATATTCTCTATACGCATAGATTATTTCTGATTGTATTTTAAATATACATCTTTCTTTTTCTTTTCTTAACGTTAATGGACGATATATATTTAGTGTATTAAATGGTGGGATTTCCTCTTCTCTGTTTATTGGAAAAGGCAATGTATGTGCTTCTGATATAATATTAATAGACTCTGCTACTATTTCTACACCATTATACCTAGATTGTTTTTCTTCTTTTACATATCCAACTATTTCTATAACTGATTCTGGATGTAATGACTTTGTTATTCCAGATGGAATAAAAATTTGACAATATCCTGTTCTCTCTCTTAAAATAAGAAATGAAAACTTTTTCAGCTCTCTAAACTGAGAGACCCAGCCCTGGACTAAAACCTTTTGTCCTATAAACTCTTCTAATTTATTTATATTTACTCTTTTCATAATTTCTATTTTTTTTTATAAAAAACCCTGTTCAAATTAGATTGAACAGGGTTAATTTTTAACATAGTTAACTACCTCAATCTAATGAATTAAGTATAGTTGATCTTGTGTATTTATTGTTTTCATATTTTTAATTTATTTGTTAGGATAGAGGGAATCGAACCCCATTGTCTGGACCAAAACCAGATGATGTAATAACCATTATACCATATCCCAATGAGTAGCGTTGGGGAATTCCGAGATCCCGTCCTGAAGGATATGAACCGACCGCTCTGCCTCTGAGCTACAACGCCATTTTATTTTATAAATCTACCTTTTTCCCATCCATTGAATAGATAGTTTTCTAACTCTTCTTTTTTTATTTTTTTATTCGCTAGACCATTTGTAATCCAACAAGTACCATATTGTGAGTTTTTCTCACCTTTTTGCGAAATACTATTTTTTATACCTATTTTTTCTTTGGTTTCAATCGTATGTTTTTTATTAGTCCATAAATGATTCAATTCACCAGATAAATATCTTGTGTCGTCTTTATGAGTATGAATAATATTTCCAAATCTATCTTTTAACGTTAGTCTTCCTTTAAAAAAGGGTATTAGTTCACCTGATAAATATCTTTCATCATTTAGATTTACATAAAATCTTTTATCATCTTTATCTTTGGTTAGTATAAATCCTTTTGAAGAAGGTAATAGTTCACCTGATAAATATCTTTCATCATTTATTTTTACACTTTGTGTATTACCATCTTTATCCCTAACTGTAACTAATCCTTTTGTGGCACCAACTAATTCACCAGATATGTATCTTTCATCAGTTTTGTGCACATTAAAGGTATTACCATACTTATCTCTAACTGTAACATTATCCAATGTTAAAAATTGTTTACCGCCAACAATTATATTGTAATTATTTTCTTCTGATATAAACTCTCTACTGACTAGTTCCTCCTCTTTATTTAACATATCAACTTCATTATCAAATTGATAAAGAATATATTTATCAAAGTTTTCTAAACCGTATTGTTTTATTGCCTTTTTAATATTTGTGCCTGATCCCATATATCTATCATTTATATTAGTTGTAACATGACATCCAATGTAAATCATATTATTGATCTTATTTACAATTTTATAGATTAAATAATTTTTTTTATCTCTCATTTGTTCGACTTATTTTAACTTATATATTAAATAAGTCGAACTCCCTTTTTAATTGCGGTCTATGTCGGAGTCGAACCGACGTTTTCGTTTACCTACTTGCTACCGTGACAGGGTAGTGCAACAGCCGTTATGCGCATAGACCAATTAGCAGCTCGTACCGAAATCGAATCGGCTTCTCTGGAGTGACAATCCAGTATTCATACCAACATACCCACGAGCTATGTTTGTCTAAGCAGTCAGATTCGAACTGACGATTATCTGTTAAGAATCCTGATCCCAAATCAGGTGGGTATAGCCTCTGCCCAATACCTAGTTTATTTGTTGGAATAGGAGGGTTCGAACCTCCACAAACACCGTCAAAAGATGTGATGCTACCGTTACATCATATTCCAAAATTGTCGAGAAAGTGAGGGTCGAACTCACAAATAACCCCGAGTCCAAGTCGGGTAACCACACCAATGGATCGTTTCTCGAATTGCGGTCTATGTCGGAGTCGAACCGACGTTTTCGTTTACCTACTTGCTACCGTGACAGGGTAGTGCAACAGCCGTTATGCGCATAGACCTTTTTTTGTTAGAGTATTAGGATTCGAACCCAAATCGCAGGGGCCAACACCCTGAATAATTACCATTATACGATACTCCAATATTTAATTTTATTCCATAAAAAAAATCCGTTAGTCTCAAAG